AACTCCATCCAGTTGGGATTCTGAATGAGCCTTCCTCCTGCAAGCATCCACTGTCTCTGTCTCCAATACCACTCAGCTTTTAGGTTCTGGAACATTGGCTCCTCAGACTTCCCCCCGAAGGCTCTATTGGGAAGGACGGGTATGTCCGACTTATTACCGATGCGGAGCTTGAAGCGGCAACTATTCCTGAGGGTACTCATGCGGGATTCAAGATTCTTGGGTGCGACCCCGCCGCGGGAGGGGATAACTCCGCAATCGTGCTGAAATCCGCCCACTTCCAGGAGGTCTTATTCAACCAGCAACTTGCAAACACCATGGACTTCGTGGGAGTCATTATGGATTTGTATAGGAAGCACAACTGCGACTACATCACCATAGACAAGACTGGGGTTGGGCAAGGCGTGTATGACCGCATTAAGGATGCGGGGTATGACTGTAGGGGTGTCTCCTTCGGGGAGAAGTCTGAGGAGCCAATGTTCCAGAACCTAAAAGCTGAGTGGTATTGGAGACAGAGACAGTGGATGCTTGCAGGAGGAAGGCTCATTCAGAATCCCAACTGGATGGAGTTCCAAAACATTAAATATAAAAACAGGGACGGCAGAATTATTATCCAACCAAAGGAAGACCTCTTTAGGGAAGGCATACACTCACCGAACGTAGTAGACGCAGCCGTATTGACACAATGCGTTACAGACCAAAGTATAAAGAGCGCAAGAATACTCCGACACCGTGGTGTGTTTAACGACAAGATGTTGGACATCTGGAGAGGAGAATACTAACTATGAAAAAAAAGAAAGCAGTGGAGGTTCAGAAGTTCGGGGGAGTGGATGAACTCGGTATGGTTTCCGCGCCCTCCAATCCTGGTGGAGTTGAGCGGGACTTCGCCCACGATGTAAAAAGTATTGAGGTTCAGTCAGACAGACATCTTGAGGACGACCAAGGTGGCGGCGGTGCGGCCATTGTTCGCATGTTTGAGTTTGGTATTAACCCAGAGGCATTTAAGCAGTACCAACCCACCAAGCAGGAGTTATTTAATTCCCACTATAAGGGAATTGAGCTTGCTCTTTGGAAGGATGGTTTGAAAGTTATTCCAGAGGTAAACCCCAGAATTGTGGTGGATACCCAGAACGGCAAATATCAAATCTTTGTTGGTGCCCAGCCAATGCGTGGACACATTCTTAGAGAGCAACCACAAACACTAGCACAACAGATACATGGCTGAAAATTTAACAACGAAGGAAATCAAGGATGGTCTTCCTGCGGAAACGAAAGACATCTACTCCAAGTACATGGAGGCGTTTAACTTTCTGCAACCACGAAAGCGCAGACAGGTAAATCAAATTGTGCTTCTCAATAATTTGCAGAGAGGAGATGAGAACATTGCATCCACTCTTTTGATTACGCTGTTCAACAGAATCATGTCTAACCTGTATGACGATAAGATGCAGGTGAAGTTTGTTCCTGGAGAAGAAATGGAGCAGAAGAAGGTTGCATCACTCAACATCCTCGCGCAAAACGATTACCGTGAGATGGACATGGCGCAGAAGGACTACGACTGGACATGGGATACACTCTTTTTTGGAAGGGGGTATATGGAAACACTCCGCTTTGATAAGGCGCGTAAGATTCTCCAACCGCATGTCATCAACCCACTGGTATTTGGGTATGACCCATTCTTTGACGAGCCCCAACAGTGGCGTTACTACTGGAAGTGGATTACCAAATCGTCTGTAGAAATAAAACAACTTATAAAGGCGGGAGTAATCACTACTATCCAAGACCCAAAGGAAATTCCTTCTGGCATTGACTCGTACTTGTGGAACTACAAAATTATTCGTGAGCGTGCGAAGTTTGTTACACCAAACGCAGACGACACCGACCAGGGAGACATACACCAAATCCTTGAGTTCTTTGGATATGACAGCGATGGGGATAAGTGTGTTACCTGGGTGGACAAGGACTTCTCAAAGATTCTCTACAAGAGCAAACTCAACCTTAATGACGGAGAGGACATCATTGGCCCTGGGGGAGAGATTGTGAAGACTGGTTCCAAGTGGCCGATTGTAGTGAAGGAGGCGTTCCGCGAGCCACATGCTTCTGTGAACTTCTCTGTTGCAGACCTTCTTGAAGACAAGCACCGCGCACGAAGCGTTCTCCTCAACCTGGCGTTCCTCGCAGCGAAAGATAAAGCAAATCCTTTATATGTGTATGACCCAGACAAGGTACGAGATGTAACCCAACTATTTTCACGACAAATCTACCAGCACATTCCTGTTACGGATGTTGATAAGGCAATCGCCCCACTCAACACTGACGCGGCACTTGACCCAAGCCTCCAGGCGTTTATGAACGTGCTTAACCAAGAGGCATCTGACCCGATTGGTACGGGCATGGCTCCAGAGGAAGCAAGTCCTGGCAAAAGCACCGCAACGGAAGCGGCTATTCAACAGCAACTCAATGACCTCGCGCAGTCCCTCCAAAGCAAGGTGCTTCAATACGGCACAGCGGAGTTTTGGAGCCACTGGTATCAACGATACATTAACCACACCAAGGCTGGGGATGAAAAGATTGCAACCATTGTGGGAGTAAAGGGAATGACCTTTGAGAAGATTGACCTTGGGGATATTAAGACCAAGTTCCCCCCAGGAGTGCTCGTTTTCTCTGCGAAAGAGGCGGAGTACAAAGACCTTGTGGAGCGTAGAGACCTTATGGAGCTGTATCCTGTTTTCCGTGAAACACTTACTCCAGACGGACTCCGAAACTTCCAGAAGTATGTCTTCTTTCCAAAGTTCCAGTCTCTTGACCCACAGACCATTGACATAATGCTTCCAGACTCTATTGACGAAATAAAGGCAAGCCAAGAAAATGAGCGTCTAGGAGAGAACGAGATGGTGCAAGTGTTGCCAACGGATAACCACGAACAACACCTCGCCGTACACACTCAATGTAAGGACTCCTGGGCCAAGTGGATTCACATTCAATGGCATGAGGAGCTTCTTTCTCAACAAAAGGCTCAAATGATGCAAGCGCAACAAATGCAAATGCAACAAATGGCACAAGGAGGGGCGCAGGGCGGTTCTCAGGGGGCTTCGGGTGCCTCTCCCAAGCCAGGAGAGGAGCCGCTAGAACAAAAGCCAGGGGTGGTCGGTCAAAAGCCCCTTGAAGCGGCGGCTTCCCTAAGAGGAGAGACAATGAAAAGTATTACAAACAGTCAGGGCACTAACAACACAATGTAACAATGATAAATTACGCAGCAGGAGCACCGCAGGGAGACCGAGGCCCCTTTTGGGGAGCCCTTGCCGTGGCTCCGCTTAAGGCAATCCAAGCCAGAATCAGTGAGAACGGTACGGCTTCCTCAGTGATTACCGTTACCCAGAACACCACCGCGATTGAGGTGGCAACTCAGGGCACGGCAGGGATTATTAGGTGGATTTACACCACAGACGCAGAGGCTTCTGTGTTCGGCAACGCCTCAGTGATGAACTTTGACCACGTTATCCCACCAAACACCGTGCGAAGGTTCGTGATTCCAATTGAGTCGGGCGCAAACACCACGGTTGGGGCGACCATCACTTCAGTTCAGGGTCAAAACAGGGAATACGGCCTCTTTAGACGAGTTGCCTGGGCGACTCAGGGCATCGCGTCTGTGATGATGAACGAATACGGTAAATCTAACAGCTACTAATATGGCAAGACCAAAGAAAGTAGAAGATTCCGCCACGGCGGATGTTATGGAATACGTAGCGGCTCTATCACAAAGAAGTTCGGGAATCGCGCCACTCTCTATTGACTATCCTAACGAGGGACTCAATGATATGGCAAGGAAGATTAACGAAATAATCAACCACCTCAATGCCTCCTAAGGAAAAGAAGACGCACAAGAGCACACTGAAAAGTGTCGCCCGCAAGGTTTTCGGAGGATTATACGACAAGTAAGTGGTCGGTATTACCAAAAATAAGAAAATTAAATCATGTCAATCAGATTACCGTTAGCAACAGTTCTTACTTCTGACAACTCAGGAGAGGTCGGTGCGGGCTCCGTAGCTGGTGGTGTAGCAATTCCATTTGTTCTTCCACAAGACACAGACAATGTGGTTGTTAAGCTCCGCGCATCCACCGTTGGTGGTGCAGTTTCAGCACTTTTCCAAACGACCGATGATGGAGGAACCACTTGGTATGACGTTGCGCGCACATCCATTGTGTCCAACGCAAACGCAACAACCGCTCAGTGGCTCAACGTACAGGTCGTTGGCCAACCGTTCCGCTCTGCGGTTCAGGGTCAGGCTTCTACTTTGGGTAACACCAACGTGGGAACCATCCTTCAAACGACAGGAAGTGCTGCGGCATCAACGCTCGCTCAATACCAAGCATCAGGTATGCCAATTTTGAGTCAGCAAAACCGCATCTTCCTTATTTTGACAGGAGACCTTACCGCAGCAACCGTGCTTACCACGGAAGTGAAGGTAAACAGTCAGTCGGCAACAGCCTAACTGAAAAAGCTACCACATGAACAATTCAAAGTTAGCGATAGACAGCGTACCTCTGACAGAAGAAAAAAGATTTGATAGAACCCCGATTCTTGCAGAGCAAGAGGGAAGAATAATCAAAATCATTGAAGCACTCGCAGAGGTTCGTGAAAGTTCTGGGTGGAGTACCTTGAAAATAGAAGTGTTTGACGGACTTACAGCAACTCTTGAGAGACAGTTGCGCGAGGAAGCCAAACAAGACACACCAGACGCTCTCAAATTAAATAGATTGGCAGGACAACTCAAATGGGCCGAGAAGTTCTCCGACCTAGAGAAGTTAGAGCAAGCGTTTCGTGTTGAACTTACAAACATAAGAAAAAACCTACATGGCAAACCAGAATGACCAGGGCGCAAGCCCCGCTACGGAGAGCGCAATTGCTCCTGTTACCTTCCCACAACCAGAGGCCCTACCTCGCCAAATGCGAGTAGAGCGCGGAGGAGACCGCTCAATGCCCTATTCCCGCAGATTTCCACAAGTTCGTGGTGGAATCTGTGAGTATTGCGGTGTTATAGACGTGAATCAACCATCACACTTTCAGTATAAGTTGTGCAACCACTATCGTGGATTGCAACTGCGATGTAGCTATTGTCCTGAGTCTAAAGACGCAGATGACGTAATACATCACGCCAACCTGAATGTTGCGGAGAACCCGCACAACCCGCAAGAGTTGGTTGTATGGTGTGATTCATATAACTGTTCCCGTGCACACGAGCAACGGTACAACCGTGCGACCGCGTAATTGGAAATTGTCGCTCCAGTTATTGTAGAAAGACTTTTCGTGAGCAGGGTTCGCCACTCTGCAAACATTGTAACCAAATAAATTAAACAACATGGCAGTAGATGAGAATGGTAATGAAATTATTAACACCCAACCTGTTGAGAATCGCTCACAGGAAAGGATTAAAGAGCTCTCTGACAAAGTAGAACTGACCGCAAAGGAACGTGATGAGATGAAGACTCTTAATGAGAGCCTTACACGCAAAAACACATTCCTTTCAGGATATTCAGAGGTGATAGCTAAGTTTCCCGCAGCTTCCGAGCATCGGGACGCGATTGAGGAGAAAGTCCTTAAGGGCTACACCGTTGAAGACGCAACCTTCGCAGTATTAGGGCCTACGGGTAAATTGGGGAACGCCCCAGCACCCGTACCGACCAATCCCGCAGGAGGCTCAGCTCCAACAAACATCCCACAGTCAGGTGCAGACAAACCTATTGCAGAAATGACGCAAGCTGAGAGGCGAGCGAAGCTGGAACAGGAAATTGTCTGGACATAACCTAGTTAAGGGCAATTAAAAATTATGGCAGTAACACTCCGAGGTTCTTCATGGGGCGGTGCTGGAGCCAACAGTTCGGAACTTCTCGTTGCATACATCAACGAGGAAATCCGCACACTGGAACCAGACCTCCAGTATGCTCGTCTTGGTGTAAGACGCGATGCGCCGAAAGGCTTTGACCGCATCTTGTTCCCACAGACGAACCAAATTCCAGTTAAAATCAACGTAAATATCAACTCCTCTGTAACTTCCTTCGGTTCATTCGTTGGAGGTGGCATTGGGGGTTCAGTAACCGCAGGAGGCAATGCATCTGTTGAAGGACAGGCTAACATCGCTCCAGGAGCACCAGTTTCCTCAACTGCTGGTGTTGCGGCAATCGTAGAAGGAACCAACCCAACGTCAGTAACGTGGGGTGCAACTTCCTACGGCTCTGGCCCGTTCCAGTTCGGTATTCTTATCCAAGTTTCCGACCTCCTTGTTCACAACTCAGCTATTGAAGTAGTTGATTCGTGCGCTCGCCAGGTTCGTGAGGCTATGGCTCGTCTTGTTGATACAGTTGTACAAACTGTCGTAAACTCAGGCGTAAACGGTGTTATCTATGCAGGAGGCAAGACCTCTCGCACAGGCTTGGGCGCAGGAGACATCCTCACTCAGACCGAAATGGTCAAGGCTGTTCGCAACATGCGCGCAGCAAACGCAGCTGGAGTGCGCCCATTTGATGGCTCGTACTATGTTGCGGTTATCCACCCTAACGTCATGGCAGACCTGATGAGCAATTCTCAGACTGGTGCATGGCTTGACGCGGGTCGCTACACAGACGTAACGGGTCTGCGTGAAGGCAAAATGAAGGACTTTAGAGGTATTCGCTACCTTGAGAGTGCCTACCAGAACTACTACAACTCAACCCAAACCGTATATCCTACGACTGTGGTTGGAGACCAGTCGTTCGGTTGGGGCTACTTCCAACAGCCAACAACCACGCTCGTTTCTACTGCTGACAGCAATAACCCACTCAATCTCTTTACGAGTATTGGTGGAAAGGTAACTCTCGGTGTAACTCGCTTTGAGGACAAGCCGTTCGTATACCGTATTGTTCGTGCAGAGTCAGCCGCATCTGCGTAACTGATTGCTATTCCTTGCCCCTACTGTGGTAGCGGGGGCAAGACTATGGCAACCAGTATCCTATCGGCCATCACATACGCGCAACAATTGGCGCAAACAAGTTCCAATAACATTGGAAGTGTTTTGGGGCTTGCTCTAGCTAATGACGCGCTCCAAACGTGGACACGGGACATGCTCTCAAGAAACGTAGACGCTGCACAAACGCAAGAGGCGTACCGCGACCTGTCTACCAATAGTCCCAACACCTACTTGTGGCCGAGCGATATGTTTGCCCTCAAGACCATAGAGGTAAACTACCAAGACTCCACGCAACAGAACTATATACAGGCGCAGGTGATGGATGTTGCTAACATTCAAGGTAAGTCCTTTGATTGGCTTCGCGTGAACCAACCCCAAGACGCACCCGTGTTTGATAATCGTGGAGACCAGTTTGAGTTGTTCCCAACCCCAATTGTGGGCAACACGAATGGTATTAAAATCTTCTACTACCTGACCCCCACAGAGTATTCGGATGTTGGTCAAGCAATCCTCTACCCACAGTTGCTTGATTACCGCACACTATCTTGCAAGATGGCTTCAATGTATTACAAGACCCAGAACGACATCAACATGGCTGGGATATACGAGAAAGAGTACCAAGAGAGAATCGGCAAGATAATTAACGTGGTGTCCCCAGGTACACAGCAACCAATCCAACCAACTCCTTTAGCCATCACGGGTTGGAACTTCTGACATGACATGGACAAAAGTACCGAAACCAGCAGAAACATCAGTGGTATCTGGGAATCCAGACGCGGAGCCGTGGGGACTGTTAATGGCAATTACCAGCGTTCATTCCAACGCCGTGTCATCAATAACAACGGGTTGGACAGATGTTTCCAAACCAACTTCCTCAACTTGGTCTTTAGTCGCTAAACCTACAACATAAATGCCAATTCCAATCAGTTACGGTGCGGGAACAGCCTCAGTCGCCTCAGAAAAAATAGGGAACAATGACTACCAGCAAATAAAGGTTGTTGGTGCTGAAACGGGGTCTACCTCTGTCATGGGCGTAAACCCAGACCGCTCTATTAACGTGTCTGTGGTCGGTGCAGTACAAGTTACTGGCTCCATTGTTACTGTTGGGAACGGGTCTGTTTCAGGAACCCTTGGGGCCTCTGTCATTGGGTGGGTGCCAATTCAACCAAGCAACACATCAACGATTTCGTACATCCAAAACTCTGTTGCGACCGTTATTATCGGAGGGTCAGTTGCAGCAACCTTTACGCCACCAGCAAACCAGTCTGTTTCTGGAACCGTAGACGCTTCTATTATCGGGTGGGTTCCCATTCAGGCATCCAACACCTCCATAATCACCGTCTCACAGAGCTCCTCTATCGTCGGGGTGGTTACGGGTTCGGTTGTTGCAATCCCCACAGGCAACCAGTCGGTTTCTGGAGCACTCTTTGTCTCTGGCTCGGTTATGCTGGGAAACTCAAACGCTTCGGTAATCACCGTTTCCCAAAACTCCTCAATCATTGCAATCAACGCTGGTTCGGTTGTAACCATCTCCCAGGGCTCGGTTATTACCGTATGGCAAGCTCCCTCAATTGCTGGAACATACGCAGAAGACGCAGCACACACAACAGCAGACAGGGGTCTCTTTACCCTGGGAGTACGAAACGACACCGTTGCTTCTTTTGTTTCAGCTAACGGTGAGTACACAGCATTTGGTCTTGACTCTGCGGGCCGCACGGTAACCAAACCCTTTTCCCCAGAGGAATCTCGCATAGAGGGGTACAACTCTGTTGTAAGCACTTCAGTAACCACGCTTGTCGCAGCTGCCGGCGCAGGACTCCGCAACTACATTACGGACATTATGATCGCCAACTCAGGAGCGACAACCACGATTATTACTTTCAAAGACGGAGCAGGCTCTGTCTTGGGGTATACGATTGCGCCAACAGGTGGAGGTTCAAACATGATTGGCATGGCCGTTCCAATGAGAACGGGGGCAAACGCAACCTTTGATTTCCAGCCAACGGCAGCTTCCTCAATCATCTATGCAACGGTAAAGGGCTTCAAAGCACCATAATGCAATGGCAACCGTTAGAGCATTAGTTGTAGCTGGAGGAGGAGGAGGAGGATACCTTGGAGGTGGAGGGGCTGGTGGTATGCAAGACAACGCAACAGTTACTGTTGCGGGGCAGGCTTATACAATTACCGTAGGAGGTGGCGGTGCAGGTTCTACCAACGGCTCTGCCGCCGGAGATAACGGAACAAACTCCTCGTTCGGTGCTTTGGTTGTCTCAACCGGAGGCGGTGGAGGAGGAGGAAACAACAATAACGCAGGAAACGGAGGTTCGGGCGGCGGTTCTGGGTTGGGCACATCTACCATTGGAACAGGTACTGCAGGACAAGGAAATGATGGAGGTGTCTTTTTTGCTTCAGGATTGAATCGTGGAGGAGGTGGTGGAGGTGGAGCGTCTGCTGTTGGAGCCGATGGAGCTTCAGGTACAGGAGGTGACGGAGGCGCAGGAACAGCCTCAGACATCTCTGGTGCGTCTGTAACGTATGCAGGCGGTGGCGGTGGGGGTTATGACTCTCGCGGTGCCTCAACTCCGGGTTCTGGAGGGGCGGGTGGTGGTGGAGATGGTGGCGGTGGTGCGGTCGTGGGAGGAAATGGTACTGCAAACACCGGTGGAGGTGGAGGCGGTGGAGGTCAATCAGGTTCAGGAGAAGATGATGCAGGGAGCGGTGGTTCGGGTATTGTGATAATTTCATTCCCCGAAAATGGGTCCACTGGTGTCTCTACTTCTTCAACAGGAGGAACCATCACCTCATCGGGCGGAAACCAAATTCACACCTTCACCGCATCAGGAACATTTACAGCTGTACTCGCTGGCGGCGGAGCTGTTGCCCACAACTTACTCCTTATGGGCGTAGGCGTATAACATGACAACAAAAGTAATAGACAATTTTACAGGAAGATTAACCCGCACCTTTGAGGGGGACTTGAACTCTGGCTTGGCCAAGTTCAACAACTCTTTCGGGTACGACCCCTTTTCAAAGCCTGGGAATCTTACTTGGCTGTATAAACCCACCGACATTGCAGGAGCGGTCATCACTGACGCTGTATTAGCAGGAAAGGTGTGGAGCTACTCGACCTCTACCCGATATGTATATGCAATAGGAAATGCAGGGCGCGTGTATCTTATTGATCCAACCAACACAGGAGGTTCAAACGACCCTCTCTATGACACCCCGCTTCTTATAGGAACTCTCTCTACAGGTTCCCCCACCTTTACCTACGGAGGCTCTTTGGAGTTTTTCAACGGCAAGATATTCATATCTTCTGATGACCAGGTAACTCGTATTGATATTACCAACACCACATCCTCACTTGCGGGAGAAACCGAAATAGCGGGAGCCTCTCTCACCTCAGCACTCCCACACCCAATGGTGCAGTTCCAGGGAAAGCTCTATGTTGGTAACGGAAACAACATTGCAGAAATAGCTGTTACAAACCTTTTCACAACCGCAGCGAAATTGTCTCCCGCACTACCAAACGGTATGTATGTGCGCGACCTAGACGTTACACCAGATGGTGTGTACATGATTATTACCGCCTCGTATATCTACCCACCAACGCTCAGCGCGGCATCTTACACACAACCCTATGCATCGGAGGCGTACCAGTTCTACTGGAACGGCACAGATGCGGGGATTACACAAATTGTTACTAATCCGAACTGGACAGTTACGGCCACCAACTCTTTCCTAGACAAAAGATACTCGTTCCTTAACGATGCTTTCGGAACAGCCCTCCTTGAGGGAAACCAGAAACTTCTGACCCTCCCACAAAACCAATCCCCAATGCCCTTTGGCGTTGCCTCCAATGGACAGTTCCTTACCTGGGCTGCCCCAGAGATTACGGGAACCATAACAAACGCCTCAACCGCAGGAATAACGTGGACTTCTTTGTACTACTACGGACAATTGGATGCGGGACAACCGCTCGGTTTGTGGAGAATGATGCGCGAAGCCGCAACAGGAGGTGCGGTGTGGAAGAACCCACTCAACATGATGGTGAACAACTTTGGGTTTTCCATCAACAACGCAATCGCGTGGGGAAAGCACTACATCTCCGTCTTTGAACTAAGCGCGGCGACCTATCACTTATACCGATTGGTTCTTCCTCCCGCAGCAAACACAGCCCCAATGCTCGGTGTGTATGAAACACAGAATCAGGTCTTTAGTAAAAGGGTTGCCATTAAGCAAATTCGTTTCTACACGGAGCCGACCATCGCTGGTAATGGATTCCGCGCTGACCTTATCAACAGCAATGGGGATATTCACACCAACGGTACGTTTAACTACACCTTTGCAACGGGCTCTGACCCATATGCCCTCTCAGGGGCACTAGAGCGCATAGACTGGAACCCGAACATGGACACGGTGTTCTGTGCGGGTCTCCGTATCACCAACTCAGGAACCATAAACATGACCTTTATGAAGATAGAGATAGACTTTGACGAGTCTGGAAAATAACATGACACCTGAGGAAGTACAAAAATTGGTAGACAGGGAGATTGCTCAGGCAACGGGATTTTCCACACGCAAGGTTGGAGATACTCCTACAGACAACAACCAGCTCACTCCCAAACAGTGGGTAGACGGGCAGATTTCCTCTGTTTATGCATCTGCTGTGGCTGGAATTACCGTTCCCTCTTTGTTGAACTACCGCTTCTTTGGAGATGGCTCAGACGGTTCCTCTGTTATTACGTCAGGCTCCATTGTTCTAGGTAGAGATATGTTTTGGAGCAACCTAACTCTCGGAGGAACCACGTTTATTAACACGGCTGGCTATAGAATCTTTGTTTCAAGTGTCTTGCAAATAGGTTCTGTTGTTGGGGGTGGCCCAGCGATAGGCAGAAATGGTGGCATTGGTGGCCCTGGGGCAAATGGCGTAAACAAAACGGGTGGTGCGGGTGGGGGCGGGGCATCCATTCTCAGTGCGGGCACCCTTACTTCAATCCTTGGCGGTGTAACGGGAACACCAGGGGCTTCTGGTGTTACTTCCCCAGCCGCAGGACAGGTTTGTTCTGTGAATGGACAGGGGGCGGGGACAACCCACTCAATTGGAGGGGCGGGTGGTCTAAATACTGGCACGGGTGGTGCGGGTGGGGCTTCTGACGCTCAAGCTGGCGGCACCACAGCAACCTCTGCGGGGCCAGTTGCCGTTGTTGAGCCAAAGCGACCACTCCGCTCTCTGGACACATTCCAATCTCTCTCAGACTCAGACGCATCTTCAGTAAGTTATGTAATCCCATATCAAGGTTCTTCCCAAGGAGGAGATGCTGTTGGTGGTTCAAGTGGGGGCGCGGGCAATGGAGAAAGCGGTGGAGGTGGAGGGGGCGGTGGAGGGGGCGGCACGGGTGGCATTGTTGTTGTCTACGCAAGACGACTTATTAACAACAGCACAAACGGTATCCAGGCCCTTGGTGGCAATGGTGGTAATGGTGGCAATGGTGCAAACGCCAGCGGAACAGAGGGCGGAGGCGGTGGAGGGGGCGCGGGAGGCATAGGAGGCACTGGGGGGGTTATTGTTACCATGTTTGAGTCCTCTGTACAAAGTGGCACTTATAACGTATCAGGAGGTACTGGGGGCTCAGGTGGCACGGGGGGAAACAAGGTTGGCGGCAACAGCAACAATGGCTCAAGCGGAACAGCGGGTTTTGGCGCAACCTCTGGCAAGGAATGGCACTATCAGGTGGTTTATTAGGGTAGAATATTATAATGGCATACACAGCGACACAAAACACTTCGGGAACTTACGACATCTTCCAAGATGGCGTTAAGAAAAGCACGGGTACTGCCGACATTCTCGGCAACTACGGCCTTTCTACTACCCAACTTTCAACACAAAACGCAACGTCTTCTCCCGTTGCTCCAACAGCAACCAACACCTCTACCCCAGCAACAATGGGGGGCTACTACACCACTGGTAACATGACAGGACAGTTGGTAAATCAGCCAGCACCCGCTCCTGCGCCAACCACCCAGCCAACCACACAAGCACCAACACAGACCCAACAGACCACACAGCAACAGCCAGCAGGAGCTACACCAACACAACAAAGTGCACCCCTGACCTTCAACGGTTCAATAGTAGACCTTCTTAACACGGCGGGAGTTGATTCCTCGTTCGCAGCAAGAGCACAAATGGCTCAACAGTTTGGTATGCAGGGGTACACAGGCACAGCCTCTCAAAACACAGACCTTGCTAAGAAGTATCTTGATGCCTATAACGCAAACAAAAGCACCCCAACCCCTGTCTCTGGCGCACAAGCTGGGAGCCAACTAAGTTCCTATTTCCAAAAAGGAGGAACAGAAACGGTGCAAGACCCACTGAAGTCCTTTTACGACCAGATGGGTGCAATGGACCCGCTCTCAATGAGTCTGTTCCAACAACTATCACAAGTTGCATCCACACCGCTCAACCAGCAGTCTCTAACTGACTTCTACAAACAAGAAATTGCCTCTCAGGGGATTCCTGAGTTGAACATGGAGCTTGGTGAAATACTAAATTCCGTTCGTTTTTCGGAAGATGATATAAGAGAAGAAATACAGAGAGGTGGTGGAATCGCGACAAATTCGCAAGTACAAGCCCTGGCTGCTGCAAGAAATAAAACCTTGATAAGGAAAGCCGATATGCTTTCCAGTGCGTTACAAGCAAAATCAGAATACGTTGATACTATAGTTTCGTTAACTCAGGCAGACAGAAAGCAAGTCTCCGAGGATTTAGACCGTAAACTCGGCATTACCCAGCAACTATTCACCATGTCTCAACAGATGAATAATGCTGCGAGAGAAAACTACAAGTCACTGATTTCTAACATTGGTTACGATGGTTTGGTTGATTCAATTTCAAGTCCTGGTGAACTACAGAACATTGCCCGTGTTATGGGTATGTCCCCTAAGATGCTTATGCAACTTGGTTCAGTTAAAACCACAGCACAGAGAGCACAAGAACTTGATGAAATGAATTTCCAGTTGTCCCAAGATAAATTCGCAGAAGATAAGAGACAATTTGGTCTACAGTATGCACTTGAACAAAATAAATTGGCACAGCAACAAGCTGCAAGTACGGTTATGAGTCCTTATACTGTAGAGCGTTCTGACCGCAACCTACAGAGTGTAGATGAGCTCTTGCCTAAAGTATCTTCTAAGACCGTTGGGCTAGGTTCTCTAACTTCTTATATCCCAGGAACAGATGCACGCAACTTTAAAGCAGAAGTAGATACTCTAAAAGCCAATGTTGCTTTCAGTGAACTTACTGCCATGCGGGAAGCCTCTAAGACAGGAGGAGCACTTGGAGCTATTTCAGACCGTGAATTGGGTCTGTTACAATCTTCTTTGGGTGCGCTTGATACAGGCCAGAGCCCAGAGAACTTTAGGTTACAACTAGGTAAGGTGAAGGAATCTATTTATAGATGGAACGCACAAGCACTTTCACTTTCAAGCGGGTATGACTACGAAGGCATGAAGAATAGTGGTTATTCTGATGAAGAAATTTATAATTACTTAGCTAAATAATATGGAAAGACCACCACTATCTTCATTCAAGCTGAACCCAGGAGAAATACCTGAGGAATTTCCTCGCTTAAATCCCTCTAAGGAGGTCGTGTCTGCTACACAACCCACAGGAAACAAAAGTTTTTTTCAAAAGGCTACAGATGTTGCAGAAGGAGTAACCGATACTCTAGGTCTTGGAGGGACAGTTGATTTCCTTGGAAAAACTGCGGCAGGAGTGATGCATCCAAAGTTAGCTGCCGAAGGGTATATTGAAAAACCAACAATAAAAGAAGGAATAGGAGCTGGACTACAGCTTGGCTCACTTGTTTCTCCTATTGGTAGGGGGTTATCCTTTGTAAAAACCCTCGCTAAAGGAGCACTAGAAGGTGCTGGGATGCTTGGAGGACAAGCTCTTACAGAGGATAAAAGTCTCGGTGAATCTGTAAAGGAAGCCGGTACAGGAGCTAAAATCGGGGTAGGGCTAGGAGTTGCGGGTAAGGTTCTCTCATCAGCAGGAAAGGGAGTGTACAAATTTATTATTCCCAAGGGAGCCCGTGAAGCCGACCTTATCCAGGCGTATAAAGCCAATACTCCGTTCCTAGAACGTGTTTCACTTGCGGCACAAGGTAAAACTAAAGCACCTATTACAGCAGGAGAAACTGCATTTAACGTAGAAGTCCCAGGGCAAGTATTTAACATGCAAGGTCTTAGAGGAACTGAAAGTCAATTGGGTGTGCAAGCACGCAAAGCAAGTAAGAATCTTTGGGAAGGGCTTATCTCTCCGTCACTTGACCAGAGTGGCACTAAGGTAGACATGCCAACTTTCTTTGGGGAGCTTGAAAAAAAGATTGTAAAGGAAAACGTAGAAAAGAGTAGACAGAAAGCTCTTATAGAAGCTCTTGACGCTTTAAAAGAAGATTATGCGGGTGTGGGTTCCGTTCCTATAAAAGACTTGCAGAAGTTTAAGGAAGGTTGGGCACAACTTGTACCTGATAAGGCTTATAGAGGGAAGCCAATCGCAGGGGCTTTCAGAGATGTGCAAAACAATGCGGCTGACTTAGCTCGTACTGCGATTTATGATGCACTTGGGCCAGAAGTTAGACGTGCGTATATTGATTACGGAAATCTAAAAGCTATCCAAGAAATCGGAATTAAAGCGATGACAGGGGGAAAACTAAAAGGGGGAGCTGGCTCCTTCCTTAGTGGACTTTACGAAATGGCACTAACACCAGTTTCAACAATGGGAGGATTAGTCGTGTATAAAACAGGCCAAGGAATTCTCCTAATAGGAGCCCCTGGTGTTGGGACGATTGGCGAACTGTTAACGGCAGACGACTCATCACAGCCCCAGACAGAAGCCCCAGTACCCACAGGACGCCGCCCACTAGAAGAATTCCGAAAAGAAAAGTAATCATGTTATTTAAGCCATCTATTTTTAGTGACTGGACGACTCAAGGCTCTTTCAAGAGTCCAACCAGCATATATTCTTTTAACCAAAACTCGGTATCTAATACCAGCTCTTTCGGCGATTTCAACCAAAGCAAGTCTTTCTCCTTTAAAATCAAAGTAAAGGTTTTGGGAGCTGTTTCTTCTCTGTTGTTTCATAGTTGCCCACATACAATTTTCTTTGGAGTAAGGGCCCTCGTTGTTCACACGCTCAATAGAGGTGTGTTTCTCACCGTACTTCTTTACATGAGCCTTAAAAGGCTCCCACATGTCGTCACGGAACTCCTCAAAAGTAGTCCAATTGAATGTAATTCCCTTCCCACCGTAGTTATGAAAAGCAGGATTTTTAGGATTTGTACATCTTTGACGAATATGCTGAAAACGATGATAAAACTTGAGTTCAAGAGGGCTTTTAACCGCCTTTTGCCCAATACTGAAGCCATGTTTAATCACTCTTATATATTAACAAGTTCCTTCTAAAAGAGCAACTATTATGTCAGAGCAAAAATTTAAGGAGGCTAAAGGGGATTTGAAACTATCTCAAGGTCTTATAGATAGATACAGGGCCTCCCAAAGACCCCAGCAACAGGCTCCTGAAGCCCCAGAAATGCCCCAGGAGGAGGTTATGGAGGAGGAGGCTACCCCTATGCAGGAAGAAGCTCCTGTAGAGGCTAAAGTTGAGGAGGTAACTGAAACCCCTAAAGAAGAACCAAAGGAGGTAGAGCTTAAAATTGGAGCAGAGATGACCCCTAAGGAGTAAGTTTATGGAACAGAAACCCCACTGGCTGACAGACCACGAAGAAGACGACAGAAGACGCTTTGACGAACTCAAAGAGTCTATAACGGAACTTAAAACAATGGTTAAGCCAATCTCGGACACCTACACTTCTTTAGAAAATCTAGGGCGATGGGCGAAACTGCTTATCGGCTTTCTTGCACTATCGGCGGGTCTTCTTTACACGATTAAGCAGTTGTGGAAAATATGAAGTCTCCAATAGACGCATTTTCTCCACTTGCGTATCCAACAGGAAACATAACCCAATTCTTTGGAGAGAACCAGGCTCTCTATTTCAAGGAGTTTCAAATGCAAGGACACAATGGCTGGGACATTGTAGCCCCTTGGGGAACCCCACTTCTTGCGGTAATGGACGGAATCATTGGAGAGGTTAAGGAAGAATCCACTGGCTATGGAAAGCAAATAAGACTCATTGGGGACATCGGAGACACTTACCTAGAGTGGGTCTATGGCCACTGTTCTCAGATTGGTGTTAAGCGAGGCCAGAGGGTTGTTGCGGGACAGCAGATAGCCCTCATGGGGAATACGGGGTTTGTGGTAAGCGGGGCGACTCCTTTTTGGAAGTATAATCCCTACGCGGGAACACACCTCCACCTTGGGGTTAGACAGGTGAAAAAGGGTTCAATTACAACGATTTCTTGGCTCAATGACCAACCAGAAAACCGCATTACGGGAGAGCTTCTAAACGCCAACAATGGCTTCAAGGGCTCTATTGACCCCCACCCATTCTTCCTAAATACTATTCCTTATTACGAACCTAATACCTTTGACCTTACAAAACAGTCAATCATTAACAGGCTCGCAGTTCTGTACGCTCAATTAAAAGCTCTAACCAAGTAATATGGAAATTTCACTTTCAGCAGAAGCTCTCGCTCTCGTTCCAATCGTTATGGCTCTCACCGCGCTCGCAAAGAATTACATGAAGTCAAAGTGGGCACCGCTCATGGCTCTTGTTCTTGGTGTTGCGGGAATGTTCCTCATCCCACAAGCAACAATGGCAATGACTATCCTTTCAGGAATCGTTGTTGGTCTTACTGCCTCTGGTCTATACAGTGGTGGAAAGACAATGATTAACTTCAAGTAGTTCCCTTCTCGGAACGGCAAAGCGTACTCTCGTCTTAGTCGGGCGATAACATACGCGAGAATTGACTGAACTCGGTACTAATTACCGCTTATATTAAAGCTATTTTGGGCTGTTCTTCTTATAGTTCTATTCACACCCCTTAGTGTCATAGCACCCCAAGCCCAGGCCTCTTTTACAGAAGTCCCCAAGGTGGTAATTAACCCACTAGCTTGGAACTGCTATCTGTACGTTGCATCTATGGTTAAACTCCCCCCCACGAGGCTTATACGCCCAAATACGACCATCCACAGGGGGTCTGTGGCTCTGTTCAACTACAACGGATTGCCGCACTATGCCCTCGTAATAAGTATGGGAGAAAAGACCTTCCGAGTTACTGAATCAAATGTTCCTGCGGGAACCATTGGAGAGAGGGACATCTCGTACTCCGACAAATCTCTTATTGGGTTCTATGCCCCAGATAGTAGTTAAATCGGGGGCAACAGTTAGCCATTAAAAGTGGCTATTCGCTAAAAAGAAGGGCTCCCCCATTGCGAGTGGGGGAGCTTTTCTTACACATATATTGGAATCTGAACGGTCAGGCCGCGCTTCTTGTCTATCAAAAAGAACGCCTGAGTCGGGTGTTCAAACCCACCCTTCACCCACTGGGCAAATGGAGAGTACCCAATGAGAGAGCCGTTCACGATTGCTCTGCGGTGTGGAGTGTACTGGTGGAAGTGTCCGATACAATCCACGGTAGCAGGTTCGGTGAGATTCCATTGGTAGATGGAGCGGAGCAGGGGAACGAGTATTCCCCCAACGCCACCGCCGTATCCAATGGAGTGTCCGTGATGAAAGCGAACCACGGAGTCGTAGACCTTGAGGTGGGTGAAGTAGCCCTCAGCCACCACGAATTTCACTCTGTCTTCTGTGGAAAACAACTGCCGAAGATTGTGATACATACCGTACTCAAGGCTGTTGCCAGACTCGGTAGAGACATGCACCTTCTTCGTTATTCGCCCGTGGTTTCCCGAGTGGCAAACTACGGTGATGTTTAAGTCTGAATTCTCCAAGAGGAAACGAATTCCCCCTCCGAGAAGTTCTTGCGCCAATAGGATTGCCTTCACAGGCTCCATGGCGCAGTTCTCAAGCAACTCCTCGTGGATATTACCTGAGATGAAGTCTCCGAGGAGGCCGAGGACAAGATTATGGATAGCCACATCCTGACGCTCTTTCTGCACGAGGCGAAGAACACGCTGGAAGTAACGTGTAGCCCGCTCACGAGCAATCTTGGGATTGTATTCGTTCTTCCAAGACACTGTTTCGGGCTTCACGATTTCCTCAACGTGCCAGTCTGAAGCCAGAGCAAACGCCGTAGCCTCACCACCCGAACCCTTAGATGGGGTAATGCGGTGCATCTGCGTGGTGGCTTTCATCACCCCGCGAGCGAATGTTTCCTTCTTCAGTTTCGCGTTCTCTTTCAGAAGAAGTTGATACTTCCTCCGAGTGTCTTTCAGAGCCTCCCCAAATGAGGAGAGCTTGAGGTCGTCAGCGACAGTTGCCTTCTTCTTCACGAAAACACCTCCTTCTCGTCTAAGCAGACGATGTCTGCGAATGTTGCGGATTGTTTCCTTTCCTACATGAAACTTGAATGCGATTTTTGAATCGCTTTCGCGTTTATAGTGAGATTTTACATACGCTACCAGTTTGGCGCGATTCACGAATTAAGTGTGGCACTCATTTGACATCCTGTAAAGCAAGAGGTGTTGAAAAGAATTCCGTCTCAAACAACACATCCAAATGTGATGCGCGGGCGAAGTTGTATTCAGCAACCGCGCCGCGAGACTTCTCCCACCCTTCTAACATGAGAATCGCGTTACAGCGAGAGAGTATTTCCAAGTCCATTTCCATTATGGCGTCATAGACATCGCCGTACCCCGTGGCTTCAGGAAGCCATTGTTGAACGGGGCAGAACACTGAAAAGCCAAGCCGAAACAAGTCCAGCGAGACCGTGTAAAATCTGGCGATGTTCTGATTCAGATTGGGGAACTCCTCAGTAGGAGTAATAGCCCCACTGACGTAAACCAGACAACCACGAAGCATCTATTCCTCCTTTTCAAAGAACTATCCCTTCAGCCAATCATACGACCAGATGAGGACAATGAAAATAGAGGGGGCTACTGCATAGAGCACCCCGTGAGAATACACACCGTAACAGGCAATCATAAAAAGAAGAACCGAGGAGGTGAACTTCACTCCAAATTCAAGGAGTTTTGCCATGATTAAAGTATAGCACACAGAAACCACCCCATTGCTGAGGTGGTCTAAGTTATGCACATCATGTTCCACCGAATGGCGGTAGGAAACAATGAAGTGTGCCGTAGGACTCGCAGAGGTGTCCAGAGACACCACTATGGTCAGGGTTCACGGTTCTCCGTAGGATGATATTTTCTGGAATATCAACCCACGCGCCACTGTCCTTTTTGGCCATCCAGTGTGAGAATCTCCCATCCTTTATGACAGGTCTAGCTTCTACTGGATAGCAGTCGCCGCTCACGCGGTTTCCATCGTTGTCTAATATCCTGCGGTTACAGCAGGACATGTTCGGGTTCGTGGGCTTCATCCAATGACGATACGCGTCGTCATGGTAGAGGTCGTGGCCTGTCTGCGCCCTCGCCTTTGTGGAGAAGGTGCAGTGGACAATTACCAGTGAGAGTAGAATCGCACCGATGACGTACCAGTCTAGCTTATCAAGTTTCCTCACCTGTTCTCCCTCCGAGTGTTGCCTTGTATCTCAAGGCGCGGTCTTCACCAAGAGCAAGGTGTTCTATCGAGCAATAGTATCGCTCTGAATCCTTGCCTTTGTATAGGTTGCGAAGTTCGTTGAGAAACTTCCCGCACCACCAACAGGATGTTGGCCTTTGGTACGGCGGTGAAACGTCTAGCTTGTACTTCACGCGTCCCTCTCCTCAGTTGGAATTAAGGCCAGAATGTACACAGTCTGACCACCCATAATTATCGCCTGGAGAACGTAGCCGTCTAAGACAACATTCCCGATTTTCAACTGACGGAACTCTGTGCGCTCGTCCTCAATGAGGACAATGCCCTCAAAAGGCTTGCAGTGGTCAATCAGTTGTAGAGACTTGAAGTGGCTCTGCGCCGCTTCAATACCCTTAGTCTTGTGAACGTGCAGTATTGAAACCGCACTTTCCTCAACCGTACACGCTACGGTTTGAATGTTCACCATCTTCGGCCACTCACGGGCGAACGTCTGCGAAGTGCAGAAGCCCATGAGGAACACGATGAAAAAGAGACCGAAAATGGCAAACATGATGTAGCGGAAGACTCTCTTTTCTACGGTCATTGTACTGTTACCTCCCATTTATCACTCATGTGGTCAGGAATCGCGATGCGCGTAACGCAAGCATAGAACCCCTCTGGGTGAACGAGACAAAACATCATACGCACCCAGGCAATTTGCGTTGGGGTACCGTCAGAGTTAAACCCGCCAGCAACCCAACCTTCATAACAAACACCGTCCCGTATCTTAAAGAGAGTTTTGCAACAACGACACGGGACAACCTTGTCTAAGTCGTCAGCAAAGTACACGTCTGGTTTATGGAGGAACATTGTACCCTCCTTGTCAAAGACCTCCTGGGTTACATTATATCACCCTCACTCAAAGCTGAGACGGTACCACGTGGCCCCGAACCCCTAAAGCAGAAGTTCAGGAAATTTCCGCCCCAGCTTAGAAAGAGCGTTGAAAACAGATTGGGAAATGGGAGTTGTTCTAGATTCTCCCACACGCAAAGCCAGTGATTACATCGTTACCCCGCGCCAGTTTCAATCACGGAAAACTACGGGCGATAGTACCTTTTATGCGCTTGAAGCACTACTGCTATTCCCCAAACTGTTTTCAATTCCTCTTACAGAGAGGTGGGGAGGTAACTACACCCTTTCAGGCCGCACCATCATGTGCCACTCCCCCATCTCCCAATAAGATTCTGTTGTTATTGTACTACATCTTCTACTCTTTACGATTAAGTGCGAGCCATAGTTTTGCAACAACCTCTACAGGAGTGGAACCGCGTGTAATGTAATCAACTTCGTTTACGGCACACCAACCACCTTCTTCGCGTTGGATAGAAGTCATTGTTGGACACGCTTCAATCAGTTCTTCGAGTGTTGGGGCAGGAATTCCATCAACAAAAATGTTCTCTCGCACAAACTTTCTTGGAAGCCCCGCATCCTTCAACTCTTTTGCTAGTTCGTAATCCATACTTCTACTCTTTACTGGTAACTGTTCTTTCTTGGAGGAGGGCTTCTATAAATTCCGTTAAAATCTGTCGCTGTGGGTGGTGCACGATGTGTGTCGTGCCGTCTTCGACCACCGTTGTGGGAGAACACCAACAAGTAACACCTTCCTCGTGCTCTGGTTCGTAGTGTATTGCCGCGAATTCTTTTATCCAATTTCTCATACGCCCTTGTGGTTAGGGTCATTTGGATACTTGCAACATCCATAAGCACAAGTCGTGTGCGACTCACCAAACTCGCTCTTAAACCTCCTACTACCCCATTTCCAATCCTCCTTCATACATTCTCCTTACCCCTTATAATCTTGAGTACGTCAGCAATTCCCTCATTGTAGGACTCTTCGCGTGCCATCTCTACTTCTGTGGGATGAAAAGCACCTTCGCTGTTTGTAATTTGCTCGTCAATATCGTAGCGTTTTAACTTCCCCATCTCCTCCCGTATCTCCTCCCTCACCTTCTTACGTTCTTGGGAGAGGATTTGAGAAACAACACGAATCATTACAGACAAGTCAATACCAACCTCCTTTGTTCCTGCGTCAAGAAATGTCTTAGGCCACCCCGCGACAGGTTCTTCTTTCCACTCCAAATCGGACTTTATCTCTACTCCCGCACCCCCTATGTCGTGGACTTCTTTCACATAGCAGGGGTTGTTTGGTCTGTGAACTTCACCACCAATCTCAACCTCCGCGCCACCAACACACTCTTGTTCTCCGCACACACACTTAGAGTTTTGTTGGTTCTCCTTCATTTTAGTAGTGGGGGTTAGTCTTCTTTTGAATAAAAATGCTCGGCACGTTACTTCTTCTTACTCTTAAATGAACTTTCTTCCAACAAACGTAGAAGTTCTTTTGCGTAGATTTTGTACGCCGCCGACCACGCCGCCGACTCCGCCGCCGACCTCGCCGCCGACTCCGCCGACTCCCATTCGGGAGTACCGATGTCGTTACGTTCCCACAAAGCTATGCTTTGCTTTAGGACTTCTTTAGAGTCCTGAATAACCTTTAATATTTCGGGATTTTTTTCAGCATCGAAATGCGTGTTGTTTTCTTGCGTTTCAAGCGTACTCTTGAGAACAAGGAGGATGAAAGGGGCTTTTACCCGCTCAAGGTTGGCACCAACGGGGATTGCTTCCAAGAATTGCTTGGGCCACCCTTTGGCAACCTGCGAGGGTAACCCTTCGAAAATAGTATCCTCTACGCGCGCCAGCCACTCGGGAATTCCAAGTTCAATCGGATATCGGGAATGGTCGTAGTTTTCGAGAGTGCAACCTACTGCGCACCCCTTACCGTTCTCCCATCCGGTTCCTTGGATGATGGCGTCCGCAGCAGCATGGGCTGCGACACGGTTTACATACTTGGTTTTGACGCCGGCATCGTTATGGTAGGCTTGCATTTTTATGACTTTCTTGGGTTGGTGTTAAAAGTAGAGTAGGGCCGGTGGCCCTAAACGTCAAGTTTTATTTTACAAATATTTTGAGTTTCATCCCGGCTATACATTTCGGCCACTTCCCTTGCGGATACCATTTCCACCGGAACGATCAATTTTCTATGGCTTATTAGGTATTCTACCAAGGTGTCGACCTTTTCCATGCTGTCGATAACCAAAACCAGTTGCCCTTGGTTACGCATTCGGGTGTGTTCCCTAACCTGCGCTGGACGTGGTTTTTCACCTGTAGCTTTGAACTCCGGCCATACGGTCAAGCCGCTGTACATGATGACGCGATCGGGCGCGTTAGCACGCCCGATCCATTTCACCTTGCGGATTTCACCGCCGAGCGCCTCGATGCATTTCGTGGCGTAGGCTTCTATCTTGGACTCACGCACTGCGGGAAGCTTCCAAGCGGTCGAGGCGTTCGATTTCGGCGAATATCATGGCTGCTGCCTTGATAAGGTCGCGCCGGGCGGTGTCGGGCCTAAATGTCGACAGGTCAAAAGGCCAAAGGGCGCAGGCGGGGTCTATGTCACCCCTAGAAACCAACGCGTATGCGGCAGCCCCCTTGGCAAGTTGTCCTTCCACATATTTATCGTCCTCCGCAATGGAGTACCCTTCCTCCATGATTTGGCGGTTACGCTCGTGGAGAACGTCATAGGTGGCTTTCCCTTGCATTCCATTCAT